ATATACGAACATAATTATAAAGTATTAATTAATTTTAATGATAGCGAAAAATTGAATTTAGAAATGCTAAATTTTTTGCAAAGTAAAATAGAAAATACATGAATTACAAAAAGAAAAAATGGAATGAGTTTGATATAAGTTATCTAACTACTTTTGATAAAGAGATTCCTATTTTTACTCCTAGTGTATATCACGAATACAGAGGGCAAATATTTACTACATATCATTCTACATATCATCCTGTAAATAATTTTGTAACAATTAATTCAAATATACATAGCAGATTTTCTAAATCTTATAAAAATGTTCTAAGAGGGTTGCATTATGATAATAAAACTTATAAATTAGTGCAGGCTATCGTAGGAGATATTTACTTGGTTGTTTTAGATGTTAGGGCCGATAGCTCTACGTTCGGAAAATGGGAATCATATGTAATTAACGATAAATTACGAGATCAAGTTTTGATACCTCCTGGGTTCGCAAACGGTCATTTTGCATTGTCGGATTGTATTTTTCATTACACTATGTTTTATAATGGAGATTATGTAGACGAAAATAAACAAAGCGTTATTAAATGGAACGATCCTCAATATGAAATTGAGTGGCCTACAGATTGCCCTATATTACAAAAGAGAGATATATGAAAATATATAAAAAGATATTGTCTTTTGGATGTAGCTTTACTGAAGGTAATGGTCTTGAAACTCCATATTATCATCAATATTTATCTAGTAATTTAGGTAATAAAAATAATTTAGAATTAGAGACTATATATAGAGATTATATGTATAATAATTCTTATCCGGCGTATCTTGCAAGAAATCTTAATTGTGATTTTGATAATTTTGCTGTATCTGGATCGTCAAACAGTTTAATTTTTAAAAAATTATATGAAAAAACTCAAAACGTAGAAAATGGAAGTGATTTGCTTGTAACTGTACAAACTACACTTTTGTCAAGAATTATGGTATATGATATTAAACAAGAAAAATTTTTAACAATTAGCAATTTTGAAAGAATACTAGATTATGCTAAAAAATATTATGAAATGTATTTGCGGCATTTTTATGATAAAGAAATAGAATACAGAAATCTTTTGCAAAATATTGAGGTTCATACAAAATATTTGCAATCAAAAAATATTAATGTAGTTTGGTTGATGTATGAAACAGGCGATACTTTAAAAAGTTCAAAAACTATACTAACATTTGACGGAACAGATTTATCGCAATTTATCGCAAATCAAAAATTAAGGTTACTAGATTTACCTAATTTTCCTGTAAATAACCAACATTTTTCTGTAGAAGGGCATGAAGTAATCGCAAATAGAATTATAGAACATTTAAAAGGTAAGTATGATTAAAAATTTAGAAAAATATCCAATAGTAAGGCATATAGAGTATGATAAGAATGATTTAATTGATTTTGAAAATAAAATTGTTATACATTGGGAATCAGGTAAAATAAGAGGACCTGTGCATTTGTCAAATGGCAATGAAATAGAATTAATTGAAATTTTCCAGCGGATAAAAAAATCTGATTGGGTGTTTTCTACATGGAGAAATCATTATCATGCATTATTAAAAGGAATAGATCAAAATTGGTTAGAAGATGAAATTTTAAAAGGTAAAAGTATAACTATTTGTAATATTGATGAAAAATTTTATAGTTCTGCAATTGTAGGAGGTGGTTTGTCTATTGCTTTAGGAGTAGCTGCATCTATAAAACGTAATGGATATAATGATAAAGTTTGGTGTTTTGTAGGAGACATGTGCTATGAATCGGGTATTTTTTATGAAGTACATAAATATTCTAGGAATTTTGATTTGCCTATATATTTTATTGTAGAAGATAACGGTCTTTCTACTAACACACCTACAAAGCATACGTGGAATAAAACATCGTCTATTCCAGAGGACATAATTCATTATACTTATCAATCGAAATATCCTCATTATGGTACAGGGAAATGGGTGGTATTTTGAAATTTGTTTATGAAAATTGGTTTGTACAAGAGGGAATACGATATCCCTTACCTAATGGATTGCATAAAAAAATTGTTGATCAGTTATTAGAATTACTTAACGGAACAACAATGACATTGAGCGAAGCGCAAAAAGTTGTGTCTGCAAGAGTATCAGGTGATGTATTTGTTTTTAATCATTGTAATTTGAATGGCTACTTTCTTAAAGATAAAGGTGTGCAAAATTTCTGTTCATTAGATGAAGTTGTGTACGGTAACGAGTATTTCTATCCTATAGAAATAAGAACATCTCCAAATACTACATATCAAAAACTATGCGTTCAAATAGATGGCCGTCAACATTCTTATAAATTAATAGATACTTTGTCTGAGAAGACTAAAAAATTATTGCAATACGGAACAGTAAAGATAGTTTTTAATCAAGCTCAAGATCCTTTAAACAATACAATTGATCTTGACATAATGCAAAGTGACTTTAACCGGTATAATGTGCCGAGCAAAAATCTGATTTTTATTGCTGGAAACAAATATAGCGAATATAAAAAACACAGTCCGAAATGCGGTATAAAACTTACTGATGCAACACTGATGATTTCTCAACAAGTAGCAACTAATGCAACATATTATCCTAAACATACTAGTTTAGGTTATATCTCAGACTTAGTACGCGAAGATGATCTAGATTCAAACAATATTAGAGAAAATAGATTTATTTGTTTTAACAGGATGATGCGTCCGCATAGAATTGCAATGGCATATGTTGCAATTAAATTAAACTTGTTAGATAATAATATTTTTACGTTCCTTAATTTGGATGCCAATAACGACGTAGAGCATTTTAAGAATTGTATAAAGCAACACTTTCCGAATGAAACTAACCCTGATCACTATGCAAAAAGCCTTTTTGAGATAATTCCGTATGAATTAGAAACACAGCATTTAAAAGACAAAGGCAGTTTTACAATTGATAATACTAATAAAAAACATTTTTTAAATTCGTATGTCAATATAATTACTGAGACTAAATTTGATGCAAATGTAGACACATTTATATCAGAAAAAACATGGAGACCAATTAGTAATTTACAGCCGTTTATTTTGTTAAATAGTGCATATAGTTTGCAATATTTAAAAGATTTAGGATTTAAAACATTCCATCCTTTTATAAACGAAACTTACGACAATTTTACTAGTATAGAAATACGTTATGAGCGTATATTTAATGAAATTAAAAAATTAAATGATATGCCGATACAAGAGTTACATGATTGGTATTATAGTATTACTGATATTTTAGTACACAATCAAAAACATTTATATACACTAAAAGACATAAGTCCATTTAAAGATACTTGGAATGATTTAAAAAGGTTTTATTATGACTAAGGTTTTAATTACAGGTGGTGCAGGATATCTAGGATCAACTATTTCTGAACATCTCCTTAGTAAAGGGTACAGTGTAACAGTATTAGATAATTTAATGTATAAACAATTAAGTTTATTGCACCTATTTAAATATAATAAATTTAATTTTGTAAAAGACGATGTAAGAAATGTTGAGCTTTTGCAAAATTTAGTAAAAGAACACGATGTTATTATACCTTTGGCTGCTATTGTAGGGATGTCAGCTTGTGAAGTAAATCCTAATCTTAGCATAGATGTAAATTATAGGCAAATAGTAAATATTGTAAGGGTATTAAAAAGCCATCAAAAACTTATAATGCCTAATACAAACAGTCAGTATGGATCTAGCGAAGAAATTATCACAGAAAACAGTCCTTTTATACCATTGAGTTTATATGCTAAAACAAAATGTGATGCAGAAGATGTAGTCATAGCAGCAAAAGGTGTAGCATTAAGATTGGCTACAGTATTTGGTATAGGAACTAGAATGCGTCAAGACCTTTTGGTTAATGATTTTGTATATAAAGCAGTTACAGATGGTTATTTGGTTTTATTTGAATCTAACTTTAAGAGAAATTATATTCATGTACAAGATATAGCAAGAGTATTTGAATTTGTAATAGAAAATTATGACAAGTGTTTTGGGGAAGCATTTAATGTAGGACTATCAACTGCTAATTTAAGTAAGATAGAATTAGCTGAAAAAATTAAAAAACATCTTCCTAGTCTTGTTATAAAACAAGATGAGTTTAGACAAGATTTTGATAAAAGAAATTATATAGTCAGTAATGAAAAAATTGAATCAATAGGTTTTCATCCAAAATATGATTTAGATTATGGAATAACACAGTTAATAAATGCATACAGCGTTATAATTACTTATAATAATAGGAGTTTTACAAACTTATGACACAACAAAAAAGAGAAAGACGATACTTGCAAACCCTTAGTGAGTTAATTGATCGTTTAAGTATTGTACAACTTAAAGAAGTTTTTATTACAGAATACAAAGATGAATACTCGCAAGAAATTGAGGATATAGTCCATGACATACAGATTATATTAGATGAAAATAATGCAGTAGTAGATGCTAAAACAATTAGAGCTATCATTGTATGTTCTCAAATGAATTTACATATTTGGCACAACGAATCAAAATTTCGTAAAGGAGAAAAAGAAGGTAACTTAGAACTAACTCATGGGTTGAATGGAATAAGAAATACTAGTAAAAATATAATACAAGAAATTATAGGGGGTAGAAAAGATTATAAAGTAGATTGTTTAGCAGCTGATTTTAAAGATTGGGAAATCAGCTGGCCGGATTAAATAAAACATGAAACTAAAAAAAGATAAAATTATAAAAGGTTTTTTGTTTGCTGGATGTTCATTTACTTGGGGCCAAGGATTGTATTATTATAGTGGAATGTCTTCAGTAAAAGAGCAACCATTGAATACTTATAAGCCGGAAATTTTACATTACACACATATAGAATTCGCTAAATCTTTAAGATATCCTCGTCTAGTAGCTAATTATTTTAATAGTTTTGAATTGGTTCATCCTGCATGTGGAGGGTCACACGAAAGTATCATAAAATTTTGGGATTGTGCAATTTTTAAAAACGGTGGAAATGTTGATGATATACACGTGCCTAATATAGATGCTAATGACATTCAATTTGTAATATTTCAGCTAACACAGCCTCATAGATGTACTTTTAGTATAGGAAAAAAACAGGTAATGACGTATTGCGATGCCTTAGAACCAGAAAATAGAAGATATCTCAGAAGTTGGATGAAAAAAAATAAGATACCTACTATAGAAAAATATGTAGAATGGTATACTATTCGTAGTCTCACTAGTGTAAGACAGTTTATGAGCCGTTTAGAAGATATTGGAATAAAAACAGCAATATTTACATGGCCTGCAACAAATGTACAATATTGTAGGAATGATGATTGGCTAAGATCTCGATACATATCAATGCGTTATAAAAGCTCTGCTTATAATAGTATTGAACGTATGATGGAGGATAACCAAGAACTTTGTATACATGCCGATTACGACAACTTTGATATAACTCCTACTGATAGTCATCCTAGTTTATTATGCCATAAAGTTATGGCAGAAAATATTATAAATTATATAAATATCAGAGGTTTAAATGAATGATAGATTTTTTGCATTTGGATGTAGTTTTACAAATTGGAACTATCCTACATGGGCAGACTTCATAGGTATTAATTTTAAAGAATACAGAAATATAGGCAGAACTGGTGGATCAAATCTACATATGCTAGAAAAATTAGTTGAAATAGATAATAGATTTGGTTTAGATCAAAATGATACTGTATATATTATGTTAACTGGTGTTTTTAGATTTAGTTATTGTGATAACAACGAAAATTGGAATTATGATGGAGATCTAATTAATTATGTTGCAAAGAATAACAGGACTCCGATGCGTAATTTTATAAAAGACATCTATAACGAAACTTTTGCTGTACACCAAACTTGGACGGCTGTTTTAGCTATGAAATCTATTCTTGAATCTAAGAAAGTAAAACATAAAATTTTGATGGGAATTGACAATAGTCATTACTTGCAGCGTAACTCACATGAACATGGTAGAGATCTAACTAATAGCATAAAATCTATAAACAAAATGAAACAAGTTTACGAAATTTGTGATTTAGATACTAGTTTAGAAAGTTGGCTTATAGAACATAAAATATATCAAGAAGTAGCAATACAATATAAAGACGGAACAGTAGACGGACATCCAAACTACACTAGTCAGTTTAGATTTATTGAACGCAATTTTCCAGAATATTATACAGATGCGTCTAAAAAATTACAGCAAGTAACTACTCAAGAATGTCAATTTTTAAATCAACGGCAGCAAGCAAGAGATTGGGATAAAATAAGAAGACGATTTACAAAAATGGATACAGAAAATGGAAACACTTTATAAACAAGAATTAATTAATGCAATGACATATTTAGGAGAAAAGGACGATACTATATTTGTTGGACAACAAATTGTGTTCAAAGGTAATCCTATGAGCACTACTTTAGTAAATGTTTCTAAAGACAAAATGATAGAAACTCCTGTTTTTGAAGAAATACAAATGGGGCTAGGATTAGGATTAGCAGTAGCAGGACAGTTTGTAATTAGCTTTTATCCTAGATGGGATTTTTTATTAAGCGCATCCAATCAACTAGTAAATCATGTTGATAAATTTAGTTTAATGACTAATAAAACTGTTGGTATGATCATTAGAGTAGGCAAAGGTGCTGATACCCCATTAGATCCAGGAGTCCAGCATAAAGGAAATTATTTACAAGAATTTAAGTCGTTGTGTAAAAATATAAATTTTGTAGATTTAGATGGACCTGATAAAATTTTTCAAAGTTATAAGGATGCTTATGAATATAAAGGTATACACTTATTGGTCGAATATCCAGAATTATATATTTAATAATTTTTTATGTATGATGTTTTTTATATAGGCAAAAATTTAACAGAATATCAAAAGTTAAAAGATCTTATTCCCACCACAAAGTTAGTACACAATTTTCAAGAAGCTGTTTTAAAAAATAATACTAAAATGTTTTGGACAGTTTATGATGATTTGGTAATTTTAGATTATGAAATATTTAGATTGAAAATAAATGAATATGACGAAAAATATATTCATGTATTTTTAAATGATAAAAATTATGATGGTTTAGCACTTGTACCAAAAGGTAAACAAGTAACCGAAAAAGAAGTTAATCATCGTTTTTTTATTGAGCACAAAAAAATTGAAAGAAAAGTTACACATCCTAAACGATTTGATATTTTTTGTATTGAAACATGGGAGGATTACGAACATGCTCTTAAAAAATCTAGTACAGAAATGTTTTGGGCAACAAGTAGTAATATAAAGATATGTAAAAATTTTGATTTAAATTTTTATTTTAGTCATCATGATAGTTATAACAGACAAGAAAATCATGTATTTCAACATCTAGTAGGAGATGATGTATTTTACAACGGTTTATTTTTATTAAGTAAAAATAAATTACTAACAAAAAAGGAAGTAGAGTATAGACATATTGTTAGCAGGAAAGAATGGGAAATTTGTGCGTCTACGTCCGTTGAATATGATATATTTGAAATTAATAATTTTGAAGATTACAACTACGCTTTAACAAAATCTAAAACAGAAATGTTTTGGAGCACATCAAAGCAAGTCACAGTAATAGATAAAGATATTATGAAGACGTATTTTAATCATAATGATATCTATAATAGGCACGAAAATCATGCTTTTGTAAATTTATGTAATAATGAAGAGTTGTATAATGGAATTTTTTTACTTAGTAAACACAAAAAAGTAGCAAAAAATGAAATAGATTTTAGACACATAGTATCTTGCAAAAAATGGCAAATAATTGCATCAAAACATAAAGTTTATGATGTAGTATTTGTCAGTTATAATGAAAAAAATGCAGATGAAAATTTTGAGATTTTGAAACAAAAATATCCAGAAGCAATACGCATACACGGAATTAAAGGAATACATGAGGCACATATAGCAGGAGCAAAGTTAGCTAAATCAGATATGGTTTGGTTTATTGATGCAGATGCAATGCTTTTAGAAGATTTTACACTAGAATATTTTGTTGATATTTGGGACAGGCAAACCGTGCATGTTTGGGCATCAAAAAATCCAATAAATGATTTAGTGTATGGATATGGTGGAGTTAAATTATTCCCAAGAATTTTAACAATTAACATGAAAAAAGATAGCACTGATATGACAACATCTATTTCAAATAGATTTAAACCTATGAAATCTGTGTCTAATATTACAAAATTTAATACAGATCCTTTTAATACTTGGAAGAGTGCTTTTAGAGAATGTTGTAAATTAAGTTCTAGTGTTATAGAAAAAAACCAATCAAAAGATGTGTTTATATCTGTAGAAGATTCTAAAAAAGCTGAAGAAGAACGGGAACATAGATTAAATATTTGGTGTACAGAAGGTGCAATTAAAAAATATGGAAATTATTGTATCTTAGGAGCTAAAGATGGTAGAGATTATGGACAAAAAAACAAAAATGATATAGAAAAGTTAAAATTAATTAATAATTTTCAATGGTTACATGAGAGATTTTCAAAATATTCCTTTTCATAAAATTGTTAAGCTAGGACAATCTACATTATTACATAAAGATTTGTTTACAGTTTCTTGGATTATAGATAGATTTTGTAATTATAATTGTACGTATTGTTGGCCTTATGCAAGATCAAGCACTACTGCTTTTTTAAATTTTTCTGTTTATGAAAATGCAATTGTAAGAATTAAAGATCAAGCAAGAAAAAATGGTTTTCAAAAATTCCATTTTAGCTTTAGTGGAGGCGAACCTACTGCTTATTTGCATTTATTGAAATTAATTGATATATATGCAAAAGATAATGTTGATTATCAAAGTATACATATGACAACTAATTTATCACCTTCATTAAAATGGTGGAATAAATGGGTCAAAAAAGTAAGTAAATTATCTCGAAAAAGTATTACAGCAAGTTATCATGATGAATTTGCAGACGAGGATGAATTTATAAAAAAATGTTTGTTTTTACAAGAACATGATATTTTTATCACAATAAATCAAGTAATGGTACCTAGTAGATTTGATTTATTGTATGAAAGATGTGTAAGGTTTAAAAATGCTGGAATAAATGTAACTTTAAAACCACAGAGTGATCCTACTGCAAAATTTATTGTTAATGAGTACACAGATGATCAAATAAAAATTTTAAAAACAGGATTCCCTCAAAAATGGAAAGGTGTAGAACTATTACAGGTAGAATTGTACGATAATAATAATAATGTTTATTACCTTGATCAAGCAGAAAGATTAAATGCATTTAAATTTAATAAATTTAAAGGATGGAATTGCAATGCAGGATTTCAAAGTATAATAATACGGGAAGATGAAATAAAAAGATCTTATAGTTGTGCAGATAAGCCAATAGGAAAAATTTATGAAGATTTTAATATATTTACAACAGCAGGAAAATGTGTAACTGATAGTTGTGTGTCGAGTGCAGACAGTAAAATTCCTAAAGAATATATTACAAAATAGTTCTGTCTTTGTTTAATTGGTATACAACTTCAAAATTATGCATAATTGTTAGAAACATGTCTCGATAAAGTTCTTTTAATTGTTTTATTGATAAAGAATCTATATAATTAATTACATCCATAATTTTTTTTAATCTTTCTGTGTGATTAGTTGTAGTATCATATGATTCGTCCCAGTAGTTATTAAATGTTTTAAATCCTAATTTTTTTATGTATTCTAAAGAATAAGGTGCGCCTACTACAATAAATGGTTTCTTGAACAACATAGGTAACAAAGTTTTTTCACTTATATAAGCGTTAGGCTGAGCAAATCTTGTTTCGGTTGCAATGCAGCAGAAAATTTGATCATATGCATCAGGTAGCGTTAGATTAGTTTTTTCATATTTAGATAAAGGAAGGCCGGTATTTATATTGTTTTCATCTAAATTATACTCTATGTTAGATTTAGTGATTCGTTTCATGTCTATAAAATAATCATTAGAATTTAATGTTTTTCTATTTTCTAATAATTTTTCCATATTTAATTTTTTAGATTCAAACCAAGGCAATCTTTCCCAATTTATAGAACTACAATATGGCCAACTATATAGACCGTCTTTATCAATAAGATAAGATAAAATTATTTCCCTAAAAGGAATATATCTACCATCATTTGATGAAAAGAATTTTTTTGAGATACTATCAGGATTAAAGTCACTGTAATACCCCCAATGACCAAATCCCCCTGGTTGTCTTAAAAATAAATCGTAGCAAAATAAATTTAAGTTTTTGTATCTGTACCCAAAGTAATTATTAATGTTATAATCACATGTATATACATTTATCTCACAATTTAAATCTAAGTTTTTTTGCGATATTTCTGCAATTTCTGCAGGTATAATATCATCAAACGATATACTAGAATGGAATTCACTATAATAAGTTAATGAGTGATTATTTTTATCCTTGTTAATGTAACAAATAGGTTCATACAAATATATATCTAAACCTTTTTTTTGTAACTTGTTACATTGCCTTTTATTAAAGATTGGAGGCCAATCTATAAATAAATGATTGTAGGTTATAAGTGAAGGTTTATTGTAGTTGATTAAATTTTGTCCGTTATTTTGCAAACCAAAAGTTATGTTTCTTCTACCTGCCTCTTTTTTTTGGGAAGGCCAATTGTAAAAGTAGGTTCCTTTTTTATCTCTACGTTCCATTTAACAAATTATTTATTTTTTTATTTATATGCTCTCCCCAAAGTTTATGTCCACTAGGACTTGGGTGTCCGCAATCTAAAAAGTATTGAGATGTTTCTCTTACCACTTCTCTTTCTACACAAGCTTTCTTCCAAGTGTGAGAAAGATTATTAACACTCCATGCATCTATATAATTAATATTATCTTCTGAAAGCCAATCGAACTCGAACATTTGTATAGGATACTGGAAATAAATTCCGTCTGCATTAGCTAAAAATTCAAAAAAGCTTTCGTCTAAAAGATTGTCTATTACACTAAATGGTTTATCGCCAAAAACATTAAAATGAATCACAGGTATATGAGTACAAATTCTATTTATATGTTTCATAAATGATTCCCATAAATAGATAAGATTTCCTAATGATTTTTTTGTATAGTAGTTATACGTTTCGTCATCCATCACTGAAAATTCATGTAAATTATTGTTTTCGTCTAGTTGTCGTGTAACACCTGTCCAGCCTATCACTAATGCATCGTAATCAGATCTTTTATAATATTCAATAAATATTTGGTTTATTATATTTCTATTTGTCCACCCAGCGGCGGATATATTTGTTACATTGTGGTCAACAAGATAATTAGGCCAACTTTCGTTTTCTGCTACATTGTATCCTGATGTCCAGCTATCTCCAAAAACTAAAATATTTGCCATTATTTTAATGTTCCTGTTAATTGTAGTGTATATCTATTTGTTTTACCTAAATTCGCAGCAAGATGTTCAGTATCGTATTGCCACTGAACATATGTTCCTTTTTTATAATTGTATATAGGAACTCCATTTATTTCAAAAATATGTCCCGGTTGCCAGTTTTCTAAAAATATAATAACTCTCGTAATATTTTGTGGATTACTTATATTAAAATATTTACTATATTTTATATATTTATCTTTGTGATATGGCAAAATGCATCCTGGAGTCATTTTGTAAAAAGTAGTGGCAGAATTTTTTAAATTAAAATGATTTATTATTTTTGTAATCCAAATAGGTTGGGTGACTCTAAAGTCTGCTAGATCTCCTGTTTTATATATATTACCATAAAGATTATCCCATTCATTAGCTGTTGCCTTATCATTAAATTGTTCGTTAAAATAATCTAGTATAAGATAATCTTGTTCTATAATATTATTAGGAATTTTTCCTTTAGACCACATTTGTTCTTTCTAGATCTAAGGTTACACAATGATGTCCACCGCCGAGTGTTCTGCTGTGTCGTAATTCTATTCCAATGCTATCTATTCCTTTTTTTTGTAATTTATTTCTAAGTTTATCCTGTTTAGGATCACAAATTACTAAGTTTGGATTAACTGACAATAAATTTAAAGCAATGTATTTGCTTGCATAAGGATATGAAACAAAATCTTGTGGAATAATTTCTTCACCTTTAATTGAAATAATATCATATTTTTTTAAAGGTGCTGGCATATTTTTATGTGTAATTCTATCTCCGTTAATTAAAATTAAGTTTTCGTTTAATGGAATAATAGTGCTATCTATATGTACACCACTGTATATATCTTTTAAACAATGAACTTTGTATTTCTCCCCTAAAATGTTTTGTAAATAATGTGCTCCGTACAAATTAGCAGTAGAACTACATAAGTAAAAAATATCCTTGTTCACTCGAGATATATTAGCAGCATCAAAAATAATTTTTTTATCAGTGGGTTTTATTATATTATCTGGTAGCAAATGTTTTATACTGTCTATTTCTTTATAGCGAGTAGGAAAGAGCATAGGAGCATCAATGACTTTCCTTCCTATAATAAGGATTCTATCTCTAGGGCAGTAGTTATATAATCCATCAAAACTAGCAAAATCTAGATCTTTAGGTCTGTATACTGTTACATTTAATTTTTCTAGGCATGTTGTTAAATTTTCTAAATCTTGATTTGCTTCTTCTATTATTTTATCTGCAACAGGACCGGCAGGAAGTTTGGTTTTTGTCCACAAACTAGTTTTTTCTAATTGCCTAAAGATTTTACATTTTTTTGGCCAATGAGCATTTGTAGCAGTACCTACAATTATTGTTTTTAAATTATCAAATTCGTTATCTGTCCAAATCATAAACAAATTTTAAATTTCTGCAATCTGGATATTTTTTTGTTTTAATTGTAAAATTTTTTTTACTTATATAATTTTCTAATTCTATTATACCTTTTGCACATTCTTCAGGATTTAATTTGTAATGATATCCAGGGAAAAAGATTTTTTGTTCGTTCCAAGGTGTAATAGATAAGTCCCTACCATCATATCTCATATTTTTAAGTATTATATAATCTCTTTTATTGTCTAAAAGTATGGCTCCTCCTCTTCCTATATCTAAGGGTTTACCATAGCCGAAACTTAAACATTGTAGCTGTCCCTTTTTATACATATTAGGTTGCAAGCATAATGCACTATCCCATATATTTGTATGTTTAAAATTATATTCCCCTTGCCAAACCTCGTCTAGTAGTGAATATTTTATTTTAAGTTTTATCATTGTTTGAATTATACTAACATATGTAAAGGCAGTGAATGAACAGCGATTTATATCTTTATATATTAAACATAATTCTATAGCATGAGTGCAACAATCTGTGGTAATTACATATGGAGCACCAGTAAATAAAGCAATTTTTTTTTCAAATTCGTCAATTAAATGAAACATTTTACATAACCATCTTTACTATGATTTAAAAAAGCGTTTATTATCGATTTGTGCTCTTTAAAAGGATCTTGATTATTGTAAAAGATTACATTTGCTTTTTCTTTTTGACTTGTAGTAAAAGCTTGACAAAATTTTATTGGATATTCAGAATAAATTTTTATTTTAGCAATATTACTTTCTAAAATTTTATATATTTCTAAATTTTTGTTTATTAATAATTCTGAATCAGTATTATTTGTTCTATGGTATCCCAATCCAGAATCTTGACTACTAAATGCAGGAAAATATACATGGTAATCTGAATTGTCGTCTAATAAATAACCTTTATCTCTTGTGTAATTTATTGTTTTTAAATTTGCTTTGTAACCAAATTCAATTTGCGGTACAATAATATGATTAAAAGGTAATGCAGCTATCATTATATCTACATCATATGTTTCTAAAAAGTTTTTTAGATCTATTTCTTTTAAATTTTTTGTAAATTCAGGAGTATGCCCATAACCTGAAAAGTAAATGGCCTCGATTTCAGTACCAAAATTGAAAAATTTAAATACAGTTACTCGATAACCGCCTGGGTTACAGACATATCCCCATTTAGGTAAATTATTTTTATCAATTAATTTGGTACAATTTACAGGTATCCAACTGTAGTATCTTTCTAAGTCTATAGGAAACATAAAAATAGGAAACTTATATCTACCTGTATGAAGTAAATCATTATAAAGTGTGATGTAACGCATTATTTTAATGAATATTTTATTTTCCGGTTCATTTGCAATTACATTTTTTTTGTATAGATCGTTATTTATAAAATATTCTATTAAATTTGCAGTATGACTTTCATCATTATCTGGTATATTACGGATCGGAATCATACCATAATAGCATTTTTCGTCAGATCTCCATGTTTGGTAAAATAAATTTAATGCATCAGTATTATCTAAAGGAGGATACATATTTATAATCTATCAACAGATGGGTAAGGCCAAATTTCGTTATATGTTATTTCTTTTTTTGCGTTTAATATTTTTTGTGTGTATGAAGTTGCAAATAAGTTGCATTCATTTGTTAAATTATTAGGAAGCACTTGGTTTAAGTATTCTAAGTGTTCATTAGGTAGAGGATGTTGATCTTTTATAATTCTATTTTTTTTGTTTTGTATTAAAGTTAGTGCAGATGTAGGTAAAATTTTTAAGGTTTTAGTAAATTTTTTTAATATATCTTTGTCAAGTATAAAATCACTGTTTAAATCGTTAGTATCTTGCATTATTATTATTTCTTTTTTTGTAATTTTTTTATTTTTTATTTCTTGTTCTGATTTTTCTACATCTATTCTTGGAATCGGCATAGCATTTAAAATAAAAAAATCACAAGGTAATGTATTAAGAATTCTAATCGAACTGTCTATAAAAGTTATATCTCGTAAAAGGTGAGCTCTTTCATCAAAGCCGAATTTTTTTGTCCAAAATTTTCCTAGTCTGTCTTCGTATTTAGTTTGGCTTGCGTGGATCCATTTTTTGTTACTGTATATGTCTGTTCTTCCGCAAGTTGTCCACATTATTCCTATTAAATCTGAATTTGTTAAACCATGACTATTAATTAATTCTATTAAACTAGAAAAAATAAAAAAGTTTCCAGCACCTCCTTCGGCCCAATTTTCATGATATTTAATATTTTGACCTATTATATCTGCCCATGTAGGCCATTTGTATTTTGTAAAACTACAACCAAATGAAAAAAATCTTTTGTATTTTTTTTGGTTTAAAAATTTTATTTTCATAATTAATTAGGAAAGATTTCATAACACTAAATATTTTTTTTATTTATAGCATATAATATGGAAGTAGCATTTATTGGTTTAGGAAAATTAGGAATGCCATGTGCAGAAGCAATGGCAAAGAAAGGGCATAATGTTTTTGGATTTGATTTAGAAGAAAAGCAATCGTCTTTTGTAAACATTGCTAGTACATTAAAAGAATGTGTTAATAAAAAAAGTATAATTTTTATAGCTGTTCCTACACCGCATGAAAAAAAATATGACGGAGCGTCTATTTTAGATTTTGAAAATCCTAAAAATTTTAATTATGATGCTTTAAAAAATGTAGTTTCTGAACTACTTGCAGTAAACCTAGACGAATCAGTGACAGTTGTTATAATATCTACTGTATTACCAGGAACAATTAGGAATGAAATACAATCTTTACTACCAAATGTTATATACAATCCTTATTTAATAGCAATGAGTCAAGTTGAACAAGATTTTTATAATCCTGAATTGCTCATATTAGGCGCTAAGAATAAAAATAGCAATACACATATAGATAAATTATTGCGTTTTTATCAAACAATTGTAGACAATGATCCTTATCATGTAATAGGAACTTGGGAAGAATGCGAATCTGTAAAAATATTTTATAATACATTTATTAGTTTTAAAATCATATTTGCAAATATGATTCAAGATTTTTCTGAAAAGATAAAAAATATTGATGTAGATGTTGTTACAGATGCCCTAAAACACTCAAATGACAGAATAATAAGTCCAAAATACCTAACAGCAGGAATGGGCGACGGAGGTGCTTGTCATCCAAGAGATAATATTGCTCTTTCGTGGTTAGCTAAAAATTATAGTTTAAATTATGATATTTTTGGTTCATTAATGTATGCAAGGCAAGAACAAGCAAAAAAACTTGCTGATTTTTGTATTAAAAAAGCAGGACAATATCCTTTACCTTTTATAATTGTAGGAAGATATTATAAAGAAACAACAACAATAGATGACGGAAGTTATAGTTTATTAGTCGCTGAATTTGCTAAAATTAAATACCTAGCAGTAAAAATAATAGAACCTGATGAAGAAATCAATTATCCCGCATTATTTTTGTTATCTTATGGAAAATTATATTTTGAACCAGTAGAAAAATCTATAGTTGTAGATCCTTGGAGAACATATTCTAACAATAATATTGAAGTAATTCATTATGGAAACACTTACAAAAGTTAGTATAGATGATGTTTTATTTTGGATGGATGCAATCCGAAATAGTAACGATAAATTTAGAGTTTTAGAAAGTTTTTGGAAAGGACAGATTAAAAGCAAGCTTTGGCTTATAAATGAATTAGCAAATATACTAGAAAAAAATATTTTTTATAATATTGTTATCCACGGCGGATGGAACGGAGTCTTATCAAGTTTATTGTTCAATAGTTCTATAAAAATTTCTAAAATAGAAAGTATAGATATAGATCCTAAATGTGAAGATATTGCATATACGATTAATAAATTTTATGAGATAGAAGGGAAGTTTATTGCAAAGACGTGTAATATGGTAGATCATGTATATGATACAGATGTTGTAATTAACACAAGTTGCGAACATATCGACCAATCTACATATGAAAAATGGTTATTTAATGTCCCCCCAAACGCATTAATAGTATTGCAAAGTAATAATTACTTCGATTTAGATGAACATATAAGATGTTCAAATAGTTTAGATGAATTTAATGATATTTCTAATTTAAATTTATTATACAAAGGCATATTTAAAACAGAAAAATATGACAGATATATGTTGATAGGATATAAGTAGATGTTTGAATTTAGTCAGTTAGAAGTAGTAGAATTGGAAATAACAAATAGATGTCAAGCATCTTGCCCTATGTGTCCTAGAAATATTCATGGAGGTATAGAAAATCCCTTATTAAAAATAAATGATTGGACTATTGATAATTTTAAAAATATTTTTTCTGTGGATTTAGTAAAGAAAATTAAAAATTTTACATTTTGTGGTAATTTTGGTGATCCTCTTTTAAATAATGATATTGTTTCAATGTTAGATTACATAACTTTCAATAATAAAAATGTCTATGTTTCTATACATACTAATGGTAGTTTAAGATCGAGGACCTGGTGGAAAGACTTGGTTAAAGTATTGCCTAAAAATCATGATGTGATATTTGCCCTTGATGGGTTAGCTGATACGCATCATTTATATAGAATAGGTACAGATTTTACTAAGATAATAGAAAATGCATCATCTTTTATAAATGCTGGAGGAAACGCTAATTGGCAATTTATTAAATTTAATCATAATAAACATCAAGTAGAAGATGCAAAACAGCTATCAACACAGCTCGGTTTTAAAAAATTTATTTTAAAAAATACAAGGAGATTTACGCAATCTAAATTTAAAGTTGTAGATAAAAAAGGCATGTTTAGTCATTTTTTAAAACCGGCTGAAGACACGATTAAAATTGTAGATAAGAATGTTTTATTAAATGAGTTTAATCATTGGAAAAATACTGACAATATTTTTTGTAAACCGAAAGCAGTAAATGCTGTTTATATAGATTGTCATTACACGTTAGTTCCTTGTTGTATAATTGCAAGTTGGTTTTATACAAGTTTTGATGAAAGGATTTATAAAATGTACAATTTACACGATGTGAAAAAATCTGTTAATTCAATAGGAGAAGATATTAGACAAGAAGTTTTTCAATTAGTAAGAGAATTAGGAGGCTTTGAATTCTTAAATGTATTAACAAATTCTATTGAAGATATATTAAGCTCTGACATATACAACAAAATTTGGGAAGAAAAATGGAGAGCACACCAGCTTATGACATGTTCTTTAATGTGTAGTGCTGATAGTCCTTTTATTACTTTAGATGAGCAAAAAGTAAAAAATGTTTAAATTTGCAGAATTAAAAACTATACATATTGAAATTTCAAATAATTGCCAAGCATCTTGCCCTATGTGTCCACGGAATATTCATGGAGGATTACCTAATAATAATATTAAAATACAAAATTGGACATTATCTGAGTTTAAGAAAATT